GCCGCAAAGCCGTTGTTGAAAACATCAGCAGCTTTAACTTGCTTAGTGTTAGCCATTGCACGGGCAAGACCACGCGCACGTAGTTTAGCAAAAGTGTCATAAAGATTATCTTCCATAGCTTCTTCAGTTACTGCAAAAGCAAGAGCTATAGTCTCGTGACTGTAACGAGAAGCATAGCCTTCTTGTGCATCATCAAACTGAACAGCAGCGCCTTCACTTTTAACAGGTGCCGTGCCAAAGCCGGTGAATAGAACTTCTTCCTCAAACGCACGATCTGATTGTTCAATATCAAAGAGTGAAGCATGTTCATTGTCCACATCATTGTATTCAATACCAAATACAGCGTTTAATCCTGGGAGCAGTTCTTTCGCAATACTAGAGCGATTAATAGCCATTTTTTATTACTCCCTTCCTTAGTTAGCCGATGAGTCAGCGGAGATGTAAGCATCTACGTGACGCACGATACGAACTTCCAGTTTTGGAAAAGCACGATCTGCAGCAACACTAATATCATTTCCTGGCTCATCTAATACAGAGATAGCACGAAGCATACCACCTGTAGTGTCCGTGCGAGAAGCAGCGGCAATTCCGAAGCCTGAACGACCAGTTACTGTAGAACCTGCACCTATTGTACAACTAAAGTTCTTCGACATAATATCACCAGCAGTGACAGAAGCATCAGCTTGAACTACAAAGGTAGCTTGTGGGTCATCAACAACGAATGCAACCGCATCGTCAGAAGATGTACCACTAGGCCAGTAGTTAGAATACTTAATTTCACCGTTAGCAGTATATTGACAACCCTGAAAAACACCTATAGCTTTTTGGGTTGAAACGCTTAAAACGACCACATTTCCTGCAACATTACAAACAATATCGCCACTGAAGATGTTGGTTCCGAAACCACTTGCAATGGGATATTCATTCGTAGCAGTGCTGTTCGAGGCACCACCACGTTTGCGAGAAGGACTAAGGCCGTTTAGTGCTTTTGTATCACTCATAACACTATTCCTTTCCTTGTTTTAAAGTTACGATGACAAACAGGAAAGCTAATCTTGAAAAGAAGGTTGCCTTCCTGTAGTTACCCTTGAGCGACTAGAGTTTGAAATTGGCATACGTGAATCTGAATTACGCATTAGTTGTGCGTTTACAGCGCCTACCGCATCCCTACTTTTTTGCTCATAAAATTCTTGACGGGATTCAGCTAGGTCAGTTGGCATTTTTGCCAAAGCCAAGTCTCCACGACAGACTGCTCCTGAATATCGTCCTTCCTCTCTCACGACAGAGGAGTGTGTCATTTCGGGAACTTCCTCGGATTGAACTATCTCCCAACCTTCTGCTTGGCGCTTACTGATATTTTGAATATCATCATTGCCTTTCATAGTCATACGAATCCAACGCAAAGACATGCCTTCACTTTTGAATCTTTCTGCAACAGTCGGTGGAATATCTAACCAATTAGGTTCTTCAAAAGTCCTACGAGGTTTAGCTTCCCTTGTGCTAGTACTACGTGAGTTTGTATTTCGTGCCATTGTAATTTTTCCTTCCACGCTTAATTAATAAATGCTTGTGTAGTCGCCTTCAGCTTTTTCAACTTTAAGCTTTTCAGTAGCATATTGTTCAAGTGATATTCCCCATTTGTTAGCTAAACGAACGTCTTCTTGTGTTAGTTTAACTTTATTACTCTTAGAAGTTTTAGGTGTGCGTGATGCACCAGCTACCACTTGAGCAGAATTTGACGATGTATCCTGCAAACGAGGTGTTTCAGGTTCTTGAGTAGGAGTACCCTGAAACCTTTGAGGATAACGACTATGTAATCTATTATCGATTTCCTCGTAAAAATCATTATCAGAAGGATCGTATCCTTCATCTTTAAGTTCTTGGTCTATAGACAAAGCAGCCGTAGTCATTATTTGATCTTTACCAAACCAATCATTCTTAGCTGCCCAATCAACAGCTTTTGGATCATATTTAGTAGGCTGTTGTTGTGGTTGACTTACCTGTTGTTGCTCTGCCTGTGTAGTATAATTCTCTAATGCTGTACGTTGATTATTTATTTGATTGAGTTCAGCGTGTGCTTTACTAATACTTTCTTGTGCTGTAATCTGAGCATCTATATCACTATTCTCTATAGCTTGTCTGTAAATACTTTTAGCAGCCTCTAAATTATTAGTTAATTGAGATTCGCTATTATCTATAGAACTTTTTAGAGAAGTAGATAACTGCTCTTCTTTTTGATTTAATTTATTTTGAAGTGTACTAAGACGCTCTTCCATGCTTTGAAGTTTTTCATCACGCTCTTTACGTTGACGAATTAACTGGCGAATACGTTTCTCTGCGCCTTTAGTCTCAATACCTTCTAATTCTTTTATAGGCTGTTCTTTGTCTTCAGCTTCTTCAGGCTGTGCAGCTTCTTGTACTTCTTGAGTATCTTCTTCTACAACAGCTTGAACAGGTTCTTCATTTGCTTCTTGACCTTCTACTTCAAACTGAACAGCTTCTTGTTTTTCTACACCATCTACTTCAATGGTTGACCACTCTTCTTGATTCTCACTCATTACTTTTCCTTTACATACCGCTAGTGGCGAACCTAACGAATTAAGGTTTATCCTACGCCGTTACTATATTTTATATTATATAATATAAATACACAAATTAATTTGAAAGATTAAAAGTTGGATCAAGTGTATGAGGACTTTCTACTCTCATAATAATTTGATCATCAAACAAAAGAATTAACTTAACACCTTTGTAAACAAACTTTTGACCAGTGAATTTTCCATAGCAAACATAGTCGCCTGTAGCACACCATTTTCCTAATGGAAACTTCTCTTCGTCTTTATAAGCAAGGTCGCCTAATTTTAATACCCTGCCTACTGTTGTAAGATATGAAATATCTTCTTTTAATTTTTCAGGGATAATAATACCCCCTTTAGTTTTCTCTTTAACTATTACTGGTTGAACTAAAACGTGATAACCAGGAATATCTGGTAAATCATTTACATCAATTAGATCACTATCTGAATTTACCCAGTCTGAATTATTAATTGATTTCTCTAGTTGTACAGCTTGCATCAATCTTCTTCCTCATATATTCGATGTTTAACTATATGCCTTAGTAAGTCTTGTGCAAATTCAACACCTTCTATTAGACCTACTGCTTGACGATACTCATCGTAACTAGAAGCGTTTCCATACGCAAGAGATTTTTTTGTTTCTTCTATCTTTTCTTTATACTTTAAATTTAACTCGTCCCAAAATTCCATCACTATCCTTTATTTGTATCAGAGATAAACTTACCTAACATATCTGCTGCTTTAAGAGTTTTGTCTCTGTCAATGTTTGCTTCAGTATCTGCTAATTCAAGCAACGCTTCCATAGCCGCAATAGCTTTCTTAGATTCCCTATCACGCTCAGAATCCTCTGCTTTAGCTGTGATACTAGCACCTTCTTTAAACATATCCAACTGAATTTGTAGTTCTTTAAGATCAAGCTCACGTTGTTTATTAGCAGCATTTATTGCTTCTTTAGCTGCTTGTGCTTGAATTTTCTGTTGTTCAATACCAAGCTTCTGTCCTTCAATCTGAACAAGCTGCGCTTCAGGAGACATTGCTTGTTGCTGCATAGCGGCAGCTTGATTGGCTTGAAGAACTTGTTGAGCAGCAGTAGCCATAACTGCTTCAATAAGATCAGGATTATTTGGATCAATGCCCTGCTGTTCTGCATCATTGCCATATGTAGAAATCATTTCTTCTGTTATACCAGTAATCTGTTCTTGATACTTTAACATAAGATGTTCCTGCATGTTTGCTTCTAAAATTGGAGCTATTCGTTGCATTAACGGATTAGCACCATTTGCAGGGTCTTGTAGGTATGTGGTCTTAACTTGAATATGTGCATCATGGTTTTGACCAGGGAATGCTTTGATAGCCATTCCTTTAACTGCTGCAGCAATATCACTTACAGGATCAAGCGGAACAGGCTTTGGCTTGCTCGGCATAATCTTATCTAAGTTAGGAATATTTGCTGCATTAAGAATTGTCTTGTTTAGCTCTTCAATATCAAACATGCCTGGAGGAGATGATTGAGAAAGCTGTAGTGCAAGTTGTGCCATCATCATGCGATGAGCAGAAGATGGTATATTAGGATCAGACACAGGAATAATATCAATCCTGCCATCGAAGTCATTACGATATATTTTTAATGTACCATTAGGAATATCACACATAGACTCTGAAGGAAGATACTCATAGTTAATTCTTCCTAAGAGTTTAAATTCTTCTTTCTGAGATTTATGTAAACGCTTATGAATAGCACTGAAGAACTTACTACTGGCTTCTAGTAATGCCATTGTAGTTCCTACAGGACCATAGTTAACACCATCAGCTATAACTTGTTCTGTACTGTCTGCAAACTTCTGTGCTGTAGAGGTTACAAAGTTAAGCATCTGCAGAAGTGTTTGAGAAGGTTCTTTGTAGGGCAGGTTAATAATCATCTTAGAGATATCATTACCTGTAGCTTCTACTTCTTTAAACTCACCAGGAGATATAGGATCATTATCTCCTACAATACGCATACCTTTTGCCTTGAAACCTCCAGGTAAATTAGCAAACTGACCAGCATCTACTAGGCTACGCATAGCTGCAGTCGCTGTCATAGTAAGATTACCCAAGAAATGTATTAGACCTAGACCATAAAAACCAAATCCAGGGACAAAACGATAGTGTGTGAAGAAGATTTTCTTTTCTTTTCGCGGATCATCTTTATCATAGTTCCTGCGGATAGACAGAATCTTTCTGCTTTTCTCTTCTATAGTAACAATATAAGGAAGAGCAATATCTTCTTCGTCTTCAAAGCCTTCTAAATCTAAATAACAGTGCTGTTCTAACAACACATATTGTGGATCATTGTCTCCAGATGGAGATAAACCCATGATATTATCCATCTTCTGGGACATAGCGCTGCTTTGTGGTATAGAAGCTTCAGGTAATTCTACGTCTTCATACATACCTGCAGCAATATCTCTACGCATCTCTACCGGAGAACGGTAAATTACATGCGTATACCTATCTGCTCGACGTAAGTCTGTAGCATAATAGGACACATAGAACTGATCTATAGGGACAAACTCAGATACAGGACGGTTTAAACCTGAATCAAAATAAATTTTCTTGAAGGCAGAACCTATCAGAGGTAGATGAAAGAGCATACGTTCAAACTCATCAAAGTATTCTGACATCTGGTCAGTAACCTGATAGTTCATAAACTCTTCTACACGTTGTGCCTGATCTTCTTTTTCTTCAGATACATTTCCTATGATCTGAGACTTAACAGGTCCACTGGCAGGAAATAGTTCTTGTGTAGCTTTAGACTGAAACTTAACTGCTGACTCAATAAGAACAGGATGTACTGCTGTACATGCTCCCTCAAAAGGTTCGGAGGCTTCCTCTAACTTCAAACCAAGAAGATCGAAGCCACGCTCAAACATACTCTCCCATTCACCGCGACTATCTTTGTCTGCTACAAAGTTATCATAAACTTCTTGAGAGATATCTTGAAGAATATCATCATCTATCTCATCTGCTAAGTTTCTATAAAACTCATCATCAGTTTCTTCTATCTGTTCATCAGACAATAATTCTTCTGTTGGGTTTTTAAATTCTACTATTACACCACCATCAGTATTATCATATTCAATAGTAGCTTCTTGCTCTGTGTCTCCCTCTGGCTCAATCTCTATTTGAGTAACTTGAACTTGTGGGATAGGATCAAAGGGATTACGTTCAGTTGCCATTTATATCGTCCTCGGTGTATAGTTATAAGGATTACGTTCTACTATAGAACCACCTTTCTTATATCCCATCCAAGTACGCATTTGTTTTAAAGTGGGATTTTTAAAAGTCTTTTGTTCTATCTTGTCTTTAACTTTTGTGCCGCCTAAAGGAGTATAAGCAATAATCTTATCACCTTCTATATTATATTTAAAGTTTTTATTTTTACTGTCTGTTGCTAAACTATAACCATGTTCTTCTAAAAATTGTATTTGTTTTTTAAAATCTAATCTTTTATTTAGATTAGTATCAGGATAGTCTCGTTTTGTTTTTTGAATTGTTTTTGCTATAGGCTTTACTGTTTTACCTACAGGACTTTCTAATGCTCCAGAAAGTAAAGCAGTTGTAGCTACGGCAGGACTAGGGTTTTCTACAACTTGTTTACCAGCTTCATATATTGCAGATATATCAGGTGTAATAAATTGAGCAAGTCCTTTAATTGGCTCATAAGCAGGACCAAGTGTACCCTGAAGAACCTCCTCTCCTTTAGTTAATCCAGTTTGTACATAAGACTGCATTAAGTTTAGAACATTTTCTAATGCGCTATCGCCATCAATTGCCATATTGTGCATTACCTTTACTAAATAAATAATTTTTTAATTATAGTCTTAAACTCGCCAGTATGCAACTCGCTTTTGATTTCTATGTCCTTGATCATCCTCCCAATCAGGATCATCAGGATGCTCTAAACGCCAGCTATCTTTTACATAATGTATTGCCATTGTCATGGCGTCAACCTGATCATCATGTTTACCATATGGAAACATTATCATCTCTTCGTAAAGTTCTGTTGACCAACCCTTTCCTTCTGGTAGCCATACCCTTCCTGACTCTAGCATAGGAGATGCAGAAATAACTCTGCTAACCTTATCTCTATCAGGAGTATACTCTAGTACAGGCAAACCACTTCTACGCATGTCCTGTATCAAAGACTGACCACTGGCCTTCTTTTCTACGAGACAAAAGTCTGGCCTATGTTTCTTGTATTCTTCTTGTGCTATACGTCTTAGATCAGGATACTCGTATCTGCCTCTTTTACTTCCTAGTAGAATAATATTAGAGGCTACGTTTTCTTCTCCTGTTTCAAGATCATCATCATGGAAATAGAATATACCCCATGTTTGTATCACTGAATAGTCTGCGGTTGTCTTTGTGGAGAACGCTGTGTCATATGTCTGTAGAATAAAGTCACAGCCAGGAGGGTCGCCATAGTCCCACCAGTTAACCCAATCCTTCTTAATCAAGCTACCTTCATCAGGAGTAGGATTCTGCATGTACAGGCTTTCCCAGTACTTTGATCCATTGGTAGCTCTTATCTCCATCTCATCTTGTCTTAGTATTTCATCGCTTTTCCATTCAGGAAAGTAACTTGTTCCTACAGGCAAGCCTAGTAACTTACTAGAATCTTCGTCTACCCATGCAGGTATACTGACTACATCCCAGCGCATCTCTGTATCTATATCAAACTTCTCTTGCTGCTTCAGCAGCCACCCGCAAAGATCATCATAATGATAACGGGTATTAATAATAATTATTGCACCATTAGGCATGATACGTGTGCGTAAACCTGATGGCCACCATTCCTTGATATACCTTCTACCTGCATCAGAGAAACTATCTTCTTCTGACATTGCATCATCAAGAATAGCTACATGTGCGCCACGACCCGCGATCTGACTACGAACACCTGCAGCATAGTAGCTGCCATTCAGGTTTGTCTTCCACTTACCCGCTGCCCGTACATCCTGTCTCAGGTTTACTTCAGGAAATATATCTGTAAATTCTTCTG